AAATTGAGCGCCTTCCCAGTCACCGGCATTGATTTTTCTCTTTAAGGTGGATGTCTGAAGTCGGCCAATGCCTAAGTTGTAGCAGAAGTCAACAATGGCATTGCATTTTCTTTCGTCTGTGGCCAATACGGGGCAGTTCCTTAATGCCCCTGGCAGATAGGTATGCTCCAGCTCAATCATCAGTAAAGCTCTGGCAGTTGGCTCATCCATTGGTGGGTCTTCCAATGTCACCTTGCGCTTGTCAGCGTAATAGGTCGAGCCGTAGCCAATGGTGGCCACACCAGCTGGGCAAAGATAGGGCTTGGCCCGATAGCCCTCAAACTGGCGGCAAAGTGCAGCAGCCAGCTCTAAGTTCATAAGCCCCTCTTGGCCAATGTGCGATCAAGAAACCAGAAATTGATTGTCCCAGCCAGTAAGGCTGAGAAGTCTGGAGTCATCATTGTCTTGAACACTTCTATTGGAAGAGCGCCAGCAAGCCAGGCATTCCATGCAAACCAAACATGGATAAAGCTCCACACAAACAAAACCCAGTATGTGACCACGGGCCGGACTGATGCGGATAAAGATGCGGCCCATCCACCGGCTGCCTTGACCATGTCGGCCTGCTGCTGAATGGCGCTGTTAAAGGCATCCATGACACCCACATCGACAGCTGCTTCACGTTGAGCGCCAATCTCTGCAAGTTTCATTTGGCCGCGCATTTGCTCCAGGTCGCACTGGCGCGCAAACATATTCAGTTCGTGTTTTCGTTCATTGGCCTTGTCAAAGTATTTCAAGACCTCTGGGGCCATGCGGAAAAAACCGCCAAAGATGGAGCCTAAAAGGCCGCCAGAAAGAATATCAAACATCGCATTCCTTACATTTGTTTTTGGTTGACATTTTGACTCCAGCCAGAACACCGACAGAAGCACCGAGGATGGTCATTAGTGCCGGACTGAGCATTTTGAAGATTTCTGCATTTTCGACTTCTTTTGACCATAGACCGACAAGCAATGCACCGACCATGGCCAGCAGACAAAGGCACAAAGTGATTGCTACCAAAATGGTCACAATGAACGTCAATTTTTCTTTCATGTCCATCTTGTTTATCCTTATGCGTATAAGTCTAATTTACGATTCTGAAATATCTCCATGCGGAGTCTTTCTTGAACAACTTTTTTAGTGTAAATCTCAAACGCTACGTCTTGCAATTCACCCTGTTTTTTCTTGGCCAATTCATTTGCCTTATTCATTTCATGCTGTTTTTCTAGTTTCACTTGAGCAAGGTCATGCCTATCTGGATATCCTGATGGCTGCACAGTTGGAAATAATTTAATTGTGTCAATCATTTTTCCCTCTGTATTGCGTTTTTATACCCAGATATGACCAATGCTCTTATTTCATGCGAGTCTGAATTACCCGCCCACTCACTCAAGTTATTCCAGATGACGATAAAGTCTGTACTTTTGCACAATGTCTGATGTTTTGTAAGCCACTCAATCATTCTCTTGTGTCGCTCATTAGGGTCATGGATACCCCAAGCAATTGAGTAAAACTCACGCACACTGCATAGGTCTTTGCCTGTGGAGTGAAGTGCTAGAACTAAAACAAGTGCTGCCACCCATCTCACGTCATAGCCCAAACGATGATGTAAAAACACCAGACGACAGTAATGCAAAAAAGGACTGCGCTAGTAAAAGCCACAGCCCAGTCTTTCATTTTTTAATCCAAGTTTGCCAGACAGCACCAGCAGCCATAATCAGCGCACCCACCCATAGAATAGGCTTGGCAGCAGATGCTACCCATCCCAAGACTTTAAAAGCCCCATCAAGAGCCTTTATAGCCTCTACAAGACCACTTGTGTTCTTGTCTATGCTATCTACCTTGGTTTCAACTGCAAGCAGTCTTTCGTAGATTTGTTCGTGAGTGACTTCTTGTGTCATGGCGCATCAGGCCAAGTAATAGTCCAAGGGAAACCAGACTGAGTCGGCACATCTCTCAATGCTTGGCAGTAGTCTTTCCATGCTTGTGATGGAGTCATATCGCTACGAAATCTCCAATCAGTCTCAGACAACTTAGCATCACGAGTAGCACGAACACTCTTAGCCTGTTCAGCATCTTTAGTGGCTTTGTAGGCAGTCTCATGCTCAAGGGCTGTAGTTGTTACGCCCTCAACAGTAGTATCTACAAAGACAGGGCCAAGGATATATTTGGTGTACCACTTACCATCTACTTGCTCAACACCAGAGGCTTGAGAGTATTGGTAAACAGTACCGCCTGTAGCTTGTGCGCCTTCAAAGACTACATCAGCACCCAAAGCAGTTAAGACTTCAGTTGTTGTTATGTCCCATGATGGGCCACCATTGGCTTTTGTGTATGCACGAAATTCTGCTTCGTACATGACTTGTCCAGTTTCTCTGATTCGTACTTGCATGATGATTCCTTATGCTATTGCCAAGAAGATGAATGTGCCACCGCTTGCATTGATGGCGGCTGGCGCAGTTGAACTAATCTCAAACCCTGCGCTGTATGTGTCAATGTAGTCGGTGTTTGTTACTTCAGCGGCTGTGCTGTTCAAAAGAAAATAAGGGTCATTACCCGCCACAATTCCACGTGCTGTGTCCCAAACGTAAAATGCACCAGATGCGTCTATGCGTTTAATAAGCACAAACCTAGCACCGCCTGTAAATCCACAATCAATTTGTTTTGTAGTCGCTGTGCCTGTGTATGAGCCTATTTTTGAAACGCCTGCACAAGTTGCAAATAGATAGGCGACATAAGTCCATGTGCTAAAGTTTGTTGAATTATCTGTGCCAACAGAAAATACAGATGATGTTGGACTTGTATCATTCCATATAGTAGTGCCAGTAAATGGACTTGCGCTACCATTTAAAAGTAAATATTTATCTGCACCGACTGTGGGGTTATAAATAGGCCAGTCTATTGCGTTGTTTCGGCTCTTAACAATCATCAGTTCGGGTGTAACGCCTAGATTATGTGTAACAGTTCTTCCAGCAGTGTCATTTCCTGTATAGCAAACCACATCCATAAAAGATGGCGCACGTTTAAATAAGTAATTTATAAATGTGTTTCCACTTGCATTTGTGATTGTTGATGTTGTACCAACTTTGACACCATCCATTACATCCCAAGGATTAGCTTGTAAGATGGTTGCCCCTGCCGCTACTTCAGCCGCAGTAGATGATGTTACAAGATACCCAGTTCCAGTAAGTCTTGAAGATATTAAATCAGCAACTGCTGAACCACGACTCTTTACTAGCACAGCATCATCAGTTTGACCACCTGTAATAGTTTCATTTGCACCCGTACCAGTTCTGGCAGATAAGCCAAACACACTTGTTCCAGTCGTAGGCACTGCCATTGGGCCTCTACGAATGGCTATGTAGATTCCAGTTTGACTGGCGGCAAATGCGTTAAAAGTAAAGCCAGTTGAAGTAGGAAGTACAGTATTGCTTCCTACGTTTGATTCGGCCGCTGATAAATTTGGATTTAACTGAAATGCAGATGAAAATGACATTCCACGCATAACATCATACATTTGCCAATCTTCAACACTGGTTGTGTTTTTAACAAGAACCCACTGCGCTTCATAGCCTAAATTAACAGTTGCCAAACCAGTTCCATCAGAAGTAAACGACCCGCACGAAATCACATTGTCTGTACCAGTTAGGCCAAAGCCACCTGCGTCATGTGCGAAGATATATGCCACATAAGTGCCACCAGAAGCATTAACAGTTGCATCAGTTCCAAGACTAAAAACTGTGCTTGTTGGTGTCGTGCTATTCCATCTTGTTGCACCAGTTGCTTTTGCCGCTGTACTATTTAAAACAAGATATTCTGTGTTTGCTAATGAACGATGGTAAACCTGCCAATCACCAGTTGAGTCTGTGCGCTTGACCATAATGCAAGCTGGCACTGAACCAAGATTATGGGCAATGGTTGTGTTTGAACCTGTCCCTGTATAAGTCACAACATCAAAGAACTTTGGCTGTTTAGCAAATGTCCATGAAACGTAGTTGTCAGTGTTTTGATTGTATCTAACAGAATTCCCAATAGAAAAACCATTTGAGTTAAACGAAGTTAACCTTGCCGCATTAGTAGTTTGAGCGGCGGTTGTGTCTGACTGTATTTCATTAGTTGCACCTCTAACAGTATCTGTTAAAGCATTTTCATAGCTTGTACCGCCAGTGGTTTTGTCTTTAATCCAAACCAATCCACCCTTAGTAGACAAATCAATTGCATTAGTAATTGTTTGAGCCGAACCTGTGCCTGTATAAAGATATGTGCTGAACACTTCTTCAATATACGCTGGCACAACAGGAACACCACCACCAAAGGCATCGTAACTAGCCGCACCAGAAGTTGCTTGTAATGGCATGGTTTAAGCCTTAAATTGTGTGTTGCTTGCCAAGACTGTGAATGTTGCGCTACCAGTCTTGATAATCAAATAACGATAACTATCAATGCCACTTGCATTTCCAGCAGTAGGCGCACCACCTAGCCACCTAGTAGTTACTCCAGATGTAGTGCCATCCACTTGCACAGCAGAGTTATAGTAAGCTGTAGAGCCTTGAGTAACCAAGAAAGCCACAGTCATTGATTGACCTGTACTCATCAAAGTGTTGAGTGACGTACCGCTAGAGCCTCTGAAGTTAACTGTCCAGTTAGCACTTGCGTTACTTGTGTAATACAGAACAGACTGAGTGGTAATGTCGTAAGCAATCGTGCCAGTAGCCGCAGTTGCTGATACTGTTGCCACCTCTGCTGCATCGTTTAGAACAATCGCTGTTTTGCTGCTAGAGCCAGAAAATGTGTTTGTGCCTGTAAAGGTCTGATCTGCTGACAGTACAGCATCACCCGCAGCAGCTGCTGCAAAACCCAATGTCCCAGAGCCGTTTGTCTTCAAAACAAAATTAGCAGTGCTGTCAGCTGTGGGCAGTGTGAATGCCGTGACAAAGCTCTGCAAGTTGGAGTCATAGGCCAGCACATCAGTGCCAATGGCCACGCCAAGCGCTGTCCTGGCTGCTGATGCAGTAGCGCCACCCGTGCCACCCTTTGTGACCTTCAGCACTGGACCGGCATCAAACAATGCGTCAATGCTATCTAGGTCTGAATTGATCTTCGTTCCCCAGGTGTCGGTGGATGCACCAACTTCGGGTTTGGTCAGCAATAGATTCGTGGTGGTTGTATCAGCCATTTTTCACCTCATGCGGCAATTTGCCAAGATTCACTATTATTTCTC